GCGGAAAGTGGCGGCTTGAACGCCAAGGGCCGCGCCTCTTACAACCGAGCCAACCCCGGCAAACCGGGCTTAAAGCCGCCGCAGCCAGAAGGAGGGTCGCGCCGAGACTCCTTTTGTGCGCGGATGAAGGGGATGAAGAAGAAGTTAACTTCGACCAAGACTGCAAACGATCCAAATAGCCGGATCAATAAAAGTCTCAGGGCGTGGAACTGCTGAAATGCCAAGTACCAGCAAAAAGCAGCATAACTTCATGGCGGCAGTGGCAAATAACCCTGCGTTCGCCAAAAAAGCGGGTGTATCCCGCTCCGTGGGGCAAGAATTCATCAAGGCCGATAAGGGCCGCAAATTTGCAGAAGGTGGCGAGATGAAAGAATCTAAAGCAATGATGCAAAAAGAAATCGGCTTTATGAAGAAAAAGGGCGCTCCGAAATCCATGATTAAACATGAGATGGCAGAGGCCAAAGGCATGAAAAAGGGCGGTATTGCTACGTCCCTAAAGGCTCATGCAGCGATGCCCGCGAGCAAAGCTCACGCCGGAATGAAGGGCGGTGGTTTTGTTAAGGCGGCTGATGGGATTGCCAAGAAAGGCAAAACCAAAGGCACGATGGTCGCAATGCGTCACGGCGGGAAGTGCTGAAATGACTGACGAAGAAAAAGCCGCGAAGTATCGCGAAGAGGCAAAAGCTCTTGTTGAAGGCAGGCCCGTATCCAGCGCAGAAGCCAAGGATATGGAAGCCGAAGCACGACGGGTGAAGGCCGAAGAACAGCAGCGCAAAGCATCTGAGCGTCCGCCGGTTCTTGGTGGAAAGAGGATGCGTAGCGGTGGCATGGTTAGCTCTGCGTCTAAACGAGCGGATGGCTGCGCTATTCGTGGCAAAACTCGTGGCAAGATGGTGTAAACATGAAAAAGCGCACGCGGCGATTTGACGAAGGCGGCGGTATTCGAGAAGGTCGAAACGAGAATATCGACGACGACACCCGCAAACGGGCGATGGCAATGATTGCCAAGCTCAACGCGGCGGAGGAAGAAGAAAAGGCTCCGGTTGTGTCAAAACCCGTTGCGCCGCCAGCGCGTATGGAGCGTCGCCCGCTTCCAGAACGTCGCGTTTCTCCCGGTGGCCCGGAGGGCGGCTTGGATTATGCAGATGCACCTCGTCGCGCTGCGCCAGCGGCCCGGTCTCTTGTGGATCAGATCCCCGGATATACCGGGAAGAACGCCGGAACGCTTGGCAAAGGACCGGCTAGGAACCCCTCAGAGGCGGAGCGTTTTGCTTATAACGCGATGAATGCCTTGGGTCCAAAGGGGGTGGCTGGCCGTGCTGGCCGCGCAATAGAAAGCGGGATTGGGCAGCTAATCTCCGCCGGTAATGCCGGAAGAAAGGCTGGAATTGCCGAGAAGGCCGCAGAACGGGCCGCGCAGGAAGTGGCTAGAGGATCGAGGCGGAGAGTGCCAAGCAGTTTTGAACGCATGGCAGATGAAGCTCCGCAGATGATCATGCCAAAGCGTCCTCCTGCTCCCAAAAAGGATACGTTGCGCCAAGCTCGCACAAAGAAACAAACTGCGCGGAAAAACGAGGAAATGCAGGACGAGCTTACTCGTTTTGCCGATGAGGGAAACCCAAACTTTAAACGCGGCGGTAAAGTTTCGTCGGCTTCGCGTCGGGCCGATGGGATTGCAATGCGCGGCAAAACTCGCGGGAGAGTGCTGTGAGAGCATCGCGTGGTATGGGGGCTATTGCCCCCTCCAAAATGCCCAAGGGCGTTAAGAAGCCACGACGGGATAATACGGATTTCACCGAGTACGCCGCTGGCGGCAAAGTGGGGTTGTATGAAAATATCAATCGTAAGCGCAAAAGAATTGCTGCGGGATCTGGCGAACAAATGCGTAAGCCGGGGTCAAAAGGCGCTCCAACGGCTCAAGCTTTTATTCAGTCGGCTAAAACCGCCAAAAGGTGATTGACTCCGACCGTGAATATGGGGTTGCCAAGCGGGGCAAAACCCGAGGAAGGATGGTTTAAAGATGGCAACGACCGGCAGCACACTGTTTAACCTCGATTTTACTGAGATCGCCGAAGAGGCGTGGGAGCGTGCTGGCCGGGAACTGCGGACGGGCTACGACCTGCGTACCGCTCGCCGATCCATGAACCTGATGACCATCGAGTGGCAGAATCGTGGCATCAATATGTGGACCATCGAACCCGGGACCATCACGTTCACGCCCGGGCTTAACACATATCCTTTGCCGACAGACACCATTGATCTGTTGGAGCAGGTAATCCGGACAGGCGCAAATGTGGCTTCCACACAGGCGGACCTGAACATCACCCGGATCAGTGTTTCTACCTATGCAACCATTCCAAACAAGCTGGTGCAAGGCAGACCCATCCAAGTATGGGTTCAGAGGTATTCCGGGGAGAAAAACCCAATCAGCGGAACCCTGTCTGTTAGTTTAAACAGTACAGATACGACGGTGACGCTGACTTCCGCCGCAGGGCTTCCTGCGTTTGGATACATTGATATTGGGTCAGAGACCATCTTCTACCAATACATCACCGGATCGACGCTTGGCGGATGCGCTAGGGGGCAAAACGGAACAACCGCAGCCTCCCATACAAGCGGTGCGGCGGTGTATTGGAACCAACTCCCCGCCGTAACTGTCTGGCCGACCCCGGATAATTCGCAAACCTACACCTTTGCCTACTGGCGGATGCGCCGGATTCAGGATGCTGGCAGTGGTGTGGAGATCGCCGATATGAACTTCAGGTTCCTGCCATGTTTGGTGGCGGGGCTGGCGTATCACATTGCAACCAAAGTTCCGGAACTGATGCCCAGAATTCAAATGCTCAAACAGATGTATGACGAGCAGTTTGATCTAGCGGCAGGAGAAGACCGAGAGAAGGCGGCGGTCCGGTTTGTGCCAAGACAGCAGTTTATCGGCGGGGGAACCCCGTAATGGGCAATCGGTTTGCCTCCGGTAAACACAGCATCGCAATGTGCGACCGCTGTGGGCAGCAGTTTAAACTGAAAAAACTGAAGCACGAGGTCATCAAGACCAAGCTGTATCAGATCAAAGTTTGCGAAGAGTGCTGGGATCCGGATCACCCCCAGCTTCAATTAGGAATGTATCCGGTTGACGATCCTCAAGCGGTTCGGGAGCCAAGAAAAGATACCACCTACGTGACATCTGGAATTAATGCAGACGGGGTTTCGTCTGGCGGGTCCAGAGATATTCAGTGGGGATGGAATCCGGTAGGCGGAGCGAGATCATTTGATACCGCATTGACCCCAAATTACTTGGTTTTAATGGCCCAAGTTGGTACAGTTACGGTTGAAATAGGAGCATAAAATGGCTTACACACGTTCTGCTGATGGTATTGCAAAAAAGGGCAAAACCGAAGGCAAAAACCTTGGCGATACCGGTCCGACCATTGCAACTCAACGTGGTCCTAGCGGATCTGCCGGGAAAACGAATGCGGACATGAGAAAAATGGGCCGCAATCTTGCTAAAATTGCTGCACAAAAGCGAGGCTGATATGGCAAAAAATAACCTCCCCGCTCAAGCTTATGCGGCACGGGCATCTGAAGGATTAAAACAGCTTGCCAATCGACCGGATATGAGCAGCGCCAACCATGTAAATATGGGCGTTGGCAGCATTGTCCGTAACCCGGATGCTGGCGGCGCAAAAACCTCGGGTATTAAGATTCGCGGAACCGGTGCGGCGACTAAAGGCACGATGGCTCGCGGCCCAATGGCGTAAATCATGACGTACAACGAGCTAGTCACGGCAGTACAAGACTACTGCGAAAACAACTTCCCAACGACGGACATGGATACCATGATCCGTCAGGCGGAGCAGCGCATCTATAACACGGTGCAGATTGCGAACCTTCGGAAGAATGTGACGGGTTCGTTGTCTTCTGGGAATAAATATCTTGCTTGCCCGGAAGATTTCCTGTCGGTGTATTCGCTTGCAATTTATCCGCAAGCTGGTGGTGAATATCTTTATCTTCTAAATAAAGACGTAAACTTTATGCGGGAGGCGTACCCAAATCCCGCAACCACAGGAAAACCGAAGCATTACGCAATATTTGGTCCGCAATCTAATGATGTGGCTGAATTAACATTTATTCTTGGGCCAACGCCAGACGCTGCATATAACGCAGAATTGCATTATTACTACTACCCAGAATCAATTGTAACTGCTGGCACTACGTGGCTTGGCGATAACTTTGATTCGGCGCTATTAAACGGCACAATTTACGAGGCGGCTTTATACATGCGTATGGAGCAGGACTCGGTCAAGCTGGTTAGCGAACGGTACGTGCAAGCAATTGCGTTGCTGAAAAATCTTGGCGATGGCAAACAGCGTATGGATGCATATCGCGACGGCCAAGTTAGGGTACAGGTGAGTTAATGACTATCCTGCAAACGGCAACAACAAGCTTTAAAGTTCAACTCCTACAAGGAGTTCATAACTTTGGGCCAACGTCGCCTAATACATTTAAGATTGCCTTGTACACGGGAAGTGCAACATTAGATGCAACAACCACCGTTTACACGTCAACAAATGAAGTGACGGGATCTGGATATACGGCAGGCGGAAAGGTTTTAACCATTAGCCTATCACCAACCTCCGGAAATAATATCCAAAATGTACCAACGGCCTATGTCTCATTTAATAATGCGTCATGGACCAGCGCAACATTTACTGCCCGTGCGGCTCTTATTTACAACAGCAGCCAAGGAAATAAATCAGTTGCTGTGTTGGATTTTGGGGCTGATAAAACGGTCAATAACGACACATTCCAAGTTATCTTCCCGACTCCAGATGCAAATAGCGCCATTGTGCGTATCTCGTAAGGACTGAAAATGAGTACAGAAATCAGCAAAGCACAAGACGTTGTTTGCGCCGCGTCTACAGTGCGTCCGTCGAATACGGAAACGGCTCGTGCAGGTGGCGTATTTACGGTTACATGCTATGGGGCAGACGGCCAACTGAAGTGGACTGATTCCTTCCATAACCTTGTTGTGAATGAAGGTCTTCAGGACATGAACACCAAATACTTTAGTGGATCGGGTTATACCGCCGCTTGGTATCTGGGCCTGATCACCGGCCCCGGCGCTGGTAATACGTATGCTGCTGGAGATACGCTGGCTTCTCACGCTGGCTGGACAGAAAATACGGCCTACTCTGGTAACCGTGTGGCCGCGACGTTTGGCACCGCAACAACGGCAGATCCCTCGGTGATTAGCAATTCGGGAAGCCCCGCGTCATTTGCCATCACCTCAAACGGGCAGACCATTGCTGGAGCGTTCCTGTGTTCCGTGAATAGCGGGACATCTGGGGTTCTGTTTTCGGCAAACAACTTCTCGGGCGGCGATAAGTCGGTCGATAGTGGTGACACGTTGAGCGTTACGTATCAGTTCTCCCTTGATGCTGTTTAAAGGAGCTTTCGGTGTTTGGTTATGCAGCAATTGCTCAAGCACCGTTTGCCTCTTTAGGGGGTAACGCTTTTACCGTTTCGCTATCGGAAACGGCGGCTACGAACTCCACAATTACAAGCTTAGTTAGTCTCGGCGGAGTGGCGACGGAACAAGCCTCTGTAACGTCATCGGTTTCCAACAGCAACAACATCCTCACGGCAACCGCTACGGAATCAGCCGCAGGAGCCGTCACCGTAACTTCCTTGTTGTCAGCATTTGGGGTGGTTGCGGAGCAGTCCCAAGCAAGTGTGGTTGCCACAAGTCAGGCGGATATGTATGCCGCCGTAAGTGAATCAGCACTTGCTACGGATTCTCCGCAGGCGGTGGCGGCGATGCTTGCTGCGGTTGCGGAGATTGCACAGGCACTAGATGCGCCCGAGGGTAGCCGGGTGTTTTTCGTGGCGGTATCAGAGTCAGCCTCTGGTCTGGATGCTGTAACCGTACAGGCAGCATTTAAGGGAACGGTTGCAGAAGTGGTCCGTGCATCCGCTTCGGTGACAAGGACAAAATCAAAGAATGTATACGTTACCGGGGTGCAGCTTTATGTACAGATTGGAGATGTGCTGATCTGGTCAACAATTGACACCAATCAGAATCCAAACTGGACGATAATTAATGATGTTCAGTCTCCGGGTTGGACGGACATTCCGTCATAAGGAAGAATCATGGCGTTGGTTGTAAAAGATCGAGTTAAGGAAACAACCGCCAC